CCATATCGTCAGTCAACGTAACAGTGATTGTTTTCATTTAGTAATTCTCCGTATGTCTTCGTTGGTCGGACCATAGCCACCAATCAGCCCTATATCTTTGTTCAAGTACCGAGTGATGTGATAAACATCGTTGATCATATGCTTTTGATTCGTTGCATTCATGTAGTTGAGAAAGTTGATGAAGATGAAGTCGGGGTCGTTGGCACGAACAGCATCAATCAGCTGCTCCTCCGAAAATGAGGCCACCCGACGAATTCTCTTTGTTACTGTAGTTAGCTCAGGTTCCACCCCCAAATCTTCCCACGACATTTCTTCTTGATCGTCGTACCAGCCCCCGCTGGAAATATCCCCTAAGTTCCCCACGCGGATCGGATAGGTCCGCACCGACATGTAGGTTCGAACTACCTGCGTTGGGGGTATTCGGGCGTCCGCAATGCCTTGCATTACTGTACATTCGCGGCTGGTAACGTAGGGATAGAACTCCGAATTGATACCGAGTGAGAATCCCTGTGCCACTTCCATGAAGTAGGCCCCGTCTTCGGGCTTCAGTCGGTGATTCACTATGGACACGTTGGGGGGCATTTTTCCCAGTGCGTCCCTAGCTATTACGTCCGTATTTCGGTATATCTTACGGGCCAGAGCCGCCCCTGTTCCACTTCGGGTTGACGCCACGTTCATAATGGGCCCCCAACCCTCTGCCTCCTTGTCCGTTTCAAGGACTATGGCAGCGTTGGGGTGTACGAATACTCTTACTCCATATTCCTCCGCCTCCGCCGCTAGGATGGGCGGGTCTATGACGGCCCCCGCCGAAAGGTAGATTGGTAAGGAACACCCCATCAGGTGGGCATGAACACCGAACGTAGGGAGCTGTTTTAGCACTATCTTTCGGCCATCAAAATAACTGGTGTGCCCACTGTTCGGTCCGTTGCTACAAATGGAACCCTCAAAATTATCCAGAAATCCCTGTTCAAGGGCTTGGAGCGCCAGCCAACCGGCCAGCGCCCCCTTTCCAGTAGATCCGAATTGGCCGTCAACGAGGGCATGAACGCCCGTGCGGCAGAACATACTAAGCACCATTTGGCTCCCTCGCATCTTTCTCGGTTACGTCAATCCGATCCATCTCCTGTTCAGGAGCGTCGGGGTCGGGCAGCCACAGCATCCCGGCCAGCGCGGCGTAGCCGATGTCGTCAATGTGATTATCTCGCTGGAATGGTTTGCCGTATACCTTGCGGGACTTCTTCAGCATGGTCATCATTTCAGCGACGTCTTCGGGGCGGATACCATCGTCACCGCGAACACGCCGACAGTGGCGAAGGTATACCGTCCATAGGTCCCCGATCATGGCAAAACTATTTTCAGCGCTGCCGTGTATTCCAGGGCGTTCCTTGAGGACGGTGATCGCCGCCTCTTTCATTAGGTCATGGGCTGTTCTTCTATTGTCGCTCATCTTCTATAGCTCTCCTTATGAGACTGGTCACTGTTTCACCCGGTAGTTGTTCTATGCATTGATCCAGGTGAATATCCATCTTTGGTCTGGAAATATACAGTAGGCTACGTTTCCAGCCTATGACGAATGAGGTAGAATGCGGCGCGCGTCGGAGTTTATTCAACTCCACGAACTGCCGCATCGATGGGTGGAACAGCTGCCCCGGCACTAGTTTAACTTCGATCCAGACCACGGGGCACTGAACAGGGATGAGCACGACGTCGGGCATCCCGACGGTGAATTTATCTTCTATTCGGCGGGCGTAGCCACCTTCAAGCCGAACAGAGTCTACTATTTTTCGCTTAACCTCTGCTTCCCTCATGCAGGATCCTCGGCTTCCCACGCCTTCAGATAGCACTGATTGTACCACCAATCCGTGACGTCGAACTTCACGTTCCCGTCTCCGTCTGGTTCGGTCTTGGCGTCCGTCTGGGATTTCGGTATCCAAATCTTCTTCGGCCCTATGGTTGGAATCACGAGGTAAGCTTTCGCCGACTCAAATTCAACTTTACCCTCGACTTGCTCTGACATTGTATCACATCCCTGTGTCTGTGTCAAGTTACTCTTCGTAGCGGTCTAATTTGTTCCCGTAAGAAGCTCGCGCCCAATCGGGGCCGCTGCCCACACCGAATGGGATTGGAACTATCAGGTCCATTTCGGCGGCTACGTTTTCAATGGATTTGATAAGCTCAGTAGGTTCATGGGCAGGGTCGCGTTGCCACATAAGAGAATCATGGATAGACAGCAACACCTCAACTTCTGGATGGGCATCTTCATATTGATTGGCCCGAAGCATGCACAGTTTAATGTGGTCGCCGCCGTTGTTTTGAATGAGTCGACTGACGCCCCGATAGGCGAAATTTGGTTCAGCACAGTAAGCCCTCCTGCCCAACATAGTCTTCACGTACCCCTGCCGCCGAAATTTCTGGACGGCGGAGGCTTGGAATACCCCGATCTGCGGGAACGCCTCGCTCAGGAATGCCCTGTGGGCCTGCTGCGCCTGACTAGGGGTCCAGCCCATGTGGACGGCTAGCGTCGGAACACTCATCATCGTAAGCATTCCCATACCAAGTCGCTTCGCTACCTCCCGGTCGATCCCTAATATTTCGGCAGCCCGGTCGTGCATGTCCATCGTGCCATTTCGGTAACCCTCTACTAACTCTGGCTGCTCGGAATAGTGAGTGAATAGGCGCGGCTCTTGTTGTTTGGCATCTGCCTCTTCTAGGACCATCTCTTCGTCGGGGATGACGAGTCTTCTAACGATACGACCAATGTCAATGTTTCGCTTAGCGATAGCCTGCAAGTTTGGTTCGGTGCAAGAAAGTCTAGCTCCCGCAACACCGTAGTCGTCGGATTTCGACTGATTAAGGACAGGATGCACTCGCCCGTTGACATTGTGCGTATTGACAAGTGGCTGTATGAATGAGTCACGTGCTTTCTCTATCCTCCGTATGTCTAAAATCGCCCGCCCTATTTCGTTGGTGATCAGCCATTTTTCGGTGAACGAAATGGCACCCTTCTCGGTCTTGGCAAATTGAGCATCACCGAATCCATTGGCTCGGAACAATTCCTCTACGCCCTTGGGGGAACGGGGGTTAAAGTCCCGTGGGAATGCCTCCATGTTTTTGTCTACCGCCGCCTTGATATCCTCTAAGATCTTGGGGGCGTGATCCAGATCTATTCGGAGTCCTCGGTTGTGCATTCTGGCCAGATACGGTAAAAGATCACACTCCAATTTCCAGACTCGTCGCAGATTATCCTCGTCAAGGCGTGCCTGTTGCCTTTCCCAAAGCTGAAGAGTTGATATTCCGTCACCGATGGCGTATTCAACGACGATTGGGTCGTCCCCCGCAATTTTGTGGAAGTGTTGCATTTGCTTAGAGGTGGGAAGCCCACCGAATCGTCGAGCAAGTTCGGCATATATTCCAGCCCCCTTTTTGGTCTCTACCTTCCATCTATTCGCGCAGTCTTCAAGGCTGTAACCAATGGTGATATCGCTTATAAGCGATTCGTTGATCATAGTATCTTCGAGAGGACCTCTAATATCCACACCATGGCGGAGGCTAGCACGTAAATCGAAGCCAAGGTGATGACCAACAGTCCGAAACCCGCGAAGATGCCGTGAAGCAAAAGCAGAATTAAGCGCCCTTTCAAATTCTGCCGCATTGGGTATATTCCCACCCTCCTTGTGTCGGACCGGAACATATACAGAATTGTCTTTGTCTGTTATCACCCAACCGCACACTGAATCCGCAACGGTAAGGCCGGTAGTTTCAGTATCAAACGCTATAACAGACGATTCCCTCACCATTCGGAGGGCTAGTTCAGGATTGATCATCTTGCCACACCTTTGCCAACGTAATACGAGACTTTAGCTTCGCCTTGGACATCATAGGTATTCTTTTTTGTGACTGAGCCATAACTATCCCGTCAAGTCTTGGCGATGGCGATTTTTTAAATATATTGATTGTCTTATCGTTGCGCAATCTTTGTTCTTCGAGCACTGTGCGCTCTGTATAAGTCCACTGATGTTTCACACCTGTCATGATTAAATGAGGCGGCATTTGCGCCGCCCCTCCCCTTGTTAAAATTTGGATGCCATTTCTTCGTTGGCTTCGGGCTGGTTGCTCCTCGGCCTACCGCCTTCAGGGCCATCGGCCTCTTCGTTGCTCGCCACCCACGACGCGTCGGCGTAGCGCTTGAACAAATGGGCGGTGATTTCAACAGTATGCTCGTCAGCGAACCCTGCCCCGGTGTAGTTGTAGCTGAAGTACGGCCCTTCGGCCCCCTTCATCTGCACTACTTGGATGTTGTACATCTGGCCGTAGTGAGCAACCGGTTTGCTGTCAATCTTCGACAAGAGCTGCTGCATCGGCTTGACGCCCGAGCGGGTGTTAATGATCACCGAAGGTGACAGGTCAGGGAACTCCGGAAAGTACCAGAGCATGTTGTAGGTGAGGCTAGCGGCTGGCACCGACTGCGGGTCACCGGGAATGCTGGATCCAAACTGGTCCAGCCCGCTCTCGGCCACCGTGTTCTTGGTGTAGTAAGTCACCGAATTGGCACTGCCCCTCGGCTTCACGGTGAATTCGGCGTTGGGCACGTCCCAATGAACGCCGTCCATCGCCCGCGCGAGGATCATTCGATCGTCGTTGCGGGGTGCCCACAGAATGTAGGACTTGCGAATCACGATGGGAATGCCCATCAGGGTGGAACCCATGGCCTGATTCGCGATGGTGTGCCAGAACACTCCCGCCTTGGCCTCGTTGAAGGTCTGCAGCTCTGGCGATATCGCCTGCAGCAGCTTGATGCGGGGAATTACCTGATCGGTTACGTCTACGTTGCCGATCTTCGCCTTAGTGTGCTTCTGCAGATGTGCGGGGATTCCCGCTCCGTTATGTTCAGTTATTTCGTTGCTCATTGCCAGTCTCCATTGCTTTTTTCAGGATCTCGTTGGTACGCAGGTTCAGGTCTTTTATTTCGGTGATGGCGTAATCCGCCACCACCTTTGTCAGGCTCAACATGAGCTGGTCTACTGTGAACTCATCATCCACATTCTTACGCACTATCACTTCCATGTTCTTGACGCACTTAGTAAAGTGGTCTTCCATTAGATTGCCTTTGTGATTGATGTGTAAGTCATGATGCTCGTCTTAAACAGGTCAGACGGGAGTTCCGTCCCCTGCTCTTCGGTGAGGTTGCGAGCGAACGCCCCTAGAGTGCTGC